CCCTATCCACAGGAAGAACGATAGCCGATCTGGCAAGAGAGACCGGGATTGCTCGAGCACTCCTACATAATCTGTGCAGGGGTAGCAACGCCTCTCCAGCTACCGTCCATAAAATATGTGCTGTGCTTGATTGCAAACCCACCGATCTAATGCAGACGCCATCATTGCAATCTGCAATTGAGATGCTAGTACATGAGGTTAGAGTATATAGGCGTTTTGTCGCAGCCGTTTACGAACTCAATGGCGATCGATTGCCAGACATCGAATAGCGTATCACATATCCCCCACTCTTGCAATCACTTAGGGCGATGACCTGGACTATCACTTCACCTGCTCAGGTGTGTCATGTCACTCATATGAGCAATCGTTCATGTGTCCGAGCGCCCGACGATTCGGATCGGATATGACAAGTTGATTTTAATACCCACCCCCCCAGTACGTACTTGTTTTCCATCCGTTTAAACGGAAGTTGTGGTTATATCAAGTTGAGTTTAAGTAGTAGGCAAGACCGATGTACCACTGCTGGCATGGGAGTTTGCGTAAGTTGAGACCATCTTTTGCGATACTGAATCAAGCGATACCTCCTCATCCTCCGGTGAATACCGCAAGGTATAAGCAGTCTCAACAGTATCGGATATTGGCGAGGGAGTGTTATGAAGGTGAGTTTATCAGTCGTGAGCAGTGGGATATTTCTTGTGAGGTGCGTTGGGAGAAGACTGTTGAGTCCATGGAGGTGGATTGTCGGTCTGCATATATGAGCCACTATATGCGTGGCGAGGCAGATTTGTTGGATATTGAGCTCGTTTCGTGGGAAGATTTGAAACATGCACGACGAGTCAGTCGCAAACGCAAGCGCACCAATGCGACTGCCCTCAACTCTTGCGAGTTGGTATTGAGACAGGAAATGGGGTCTGTATGGTTGTAGAACTACGATATGTTGTGGAAAAGGTGTTGCATAAAAGGTGGTGTATAACATATATTGTGTTGTAGAGGTGATAATGTTATGGATAAGCTACAGGTTGTGCAGCGCAATCAGTTGAAGGATTACATCAACAGTGGGTCGGTGGCATCTTTGCAGAATTACTTTGCGGAGGCGACATCGGGGTTCCAGAGGTTGGTGCAGATTGCTAATGGTGAGATGGTGAATGGAGATGTGCCGACCTTTGGTGAGCAGATTCAGGCGATGAAGTTGATAATGGATAAGGCGTTTCCGAGTTTGAAGGCATCGCATGTTACGCAGCACCATGTTTCTCAGTCGAAGTTGGATAATGATATCGATGTGAGTGGTTTGCTTGAGGAGTTGGATGACTTGACGAAACAGGCAGAGGCGATGAAGAAGGCAGAAGTCGTGTAAGAGTTACCCCTTTAAACAACGCATTTGATTTTGAATTTAACCCGATGGCAGGGATCGGGTCAGAGTGCCCTAACCCACTCTGTATGATCCTCCATCGGGTTTTTCTATGCCAGACATTGCAGACCTCCACAAGCAGATTGAGAGCTTGAAGGGATATATCAAGCAGAAGTCGGGGCAAGATGACCTGGTAAGCTTCACGCAGAACGTGATGCCTGAGTTTGAATGTGCCAAGCACCACAGATTGATTGCTGACAAGTTGATGGCAGTAGAGCGTGGCGATATCAAGCGGTTGATGATCTTCATGCCACCAAGATCGGGCAAGAGCACATTGGCGAGTGTGTATTTTCCGGCATGGTTTATTGGCAGGAATCCGACAAAGCAGATCATCACAGCATCATATTCGGGTAGGCTGAGCGAAGATTTTGGCAGAAAAGTGCGAAATACGATCTCTGACAATGAGTTTGGTGAAATATTCCCCGAAGTGTCTTTAGCACCGGACTCAAAAGCATCAAATCGGTGGCATACCAACAAAGACGGTGTGTATATGGCTGTGGGTGTGCAAGGCGCAACAACAGGGCGAGGTGCCGATCTCTTTATCATCGATGATCCGGTCAGAGATGCTTCAGAAGCAGATTCTGAGCTCATACGCGACAAGGTGTGGGATTGGTTTGCAACAGTAGCATATACGCGCCTACAGCCTGAAGGAAGAATTGTTGTCGTGCAGACCCGTTGGCATGAAGATGACCTGTCGGGAAGACTGCTGAACGACATGGAAGAGGGTGGTCAGCAGTGGGATGTGCTGAAATTACCTGCCATAGCAGAGGAAAACGATGTTTTAGGGAGAAAAGTCGGTGAGGCACTGTGGCCCAGTTGGTATTCGTTAGAAAAGCTTGAAGAGACACGACAGTTGTTCACCGCAAGTGGTAGCAACAGGTTCTGGTCAGCGATGTATCAGCAGCACCCGACTCCTGAAGAGGGAGATTTTTTCAAGCAGGAGTGGATACAGTATTATGGCAAGCGACCAGATACCGATGATATGACGATATATGCCACCAGTGACTTTGCTGTCACCGACAAGGGTGGTGACTACACGGTTCACATGGTTTTTGGCATCACAGCAGACAAAGATATATATGTGTTGGACTGTTACCGTGAGCAGTCGGACTCATATGTATGGGTAGAGGTGATGATTGCGATGATGAAGGAGTGGAAGCCTGTGCAGTGGGTCGGTGAAAAGGGTCAGATAGACCGATCAGTTGGACCCTTCTTGAGGCAGATGATGGGTGAGCGTGGTGTGTATTGCGATGTGGAGTCGTTACCGTCAGTGCAAAGCAAGGCACAACGGGCGCAGAGCATACGTGGTCGCATGGCAATGGGCAAGATATTCTTTCCTAAGCATTCTTCGTGGACAAGTGCCGTTGTTGATGAGTTGATGCATTTCCCACATGGTGCCCATGACGATACTGTAGATACGCTGAGTTTGATGGGGCGCGTGTTGGATACGACATATTCCCCTGGGTTCAGTGTCCATACGAAGAAGAGAAGAGATATTATGTATGGACAAAATATTTTATCCTCTGCAAGAGATATGTCTGAGAAGATGAACAGACGAAAAAGGGCGTAACCATCCATGCCAGATATCATTGAACAGGCAAGGCGCAAGGTAAAAGATTTTTCCAGACCATTGGCACCTGTAGCAGATGGTGCATTGTCGTCAGGGATACAGTCGCTTGCGGATTTTCTTCTACTCGATGATGCAGAAGCATTGGCAAATGCGAAAGAGTCTCCCATGGCAGCAGCGATCACCGCAGCATCCATGACACCGATTGGTAAAGGAATGAAAACAGCCAAAAGGTTCCTGAACAAAGAAACACTTTCTTTGATAAGTCCTGTTTTTAGAAAAAATGAATTAAAAAGGGCATTGAAAGAAAACGGTGGAGTCCTTAAAGCAAGCTCCAACAAAGGTGACGACATTACCTTTGTTGGAGCAGACGACAAGGTCACTCATGGGGATCTTCAAGCAGCAATCGAAATGGCAGGGAAAGGTGGAAAGACGGCAGGAGCAAGATTGTTGATATTGGATGAGAGAGGGAAAATACGGGGATATTTCAATGGTAAACCTATTTCAAGGGATTTTGCTAAAGACTTTGGGCTTTTGAACTTATTGGACTTAGAATAATGCCGCATTTAGCAGCAACAGGAGCAGGAGTTTCGGCTCTTCACTCTGAAGAAGGAAGCAACCAGTGAAACAGTCAGAAATAGACAAGTGGCAAAAGATCATCAAGAACGGTGAATCTTTTATGAAGGACAAGATCGAGGTATGGGATGACCTGTACAAGCGATACAACCTCGATCTCCATGTTGCCGGCATGAAAGATGAGCATGTGGTAAAAGTGTCACGGTTCTATCCTTTGGTGCGTAAGCTGATTGCAAGTGTCGCATACAACTACCCTCGCGTGTTTATACATATGGACGAGGGAGAACTTGTCAACAGGCACCAAAATGCAGAGACAACATTGGAACGTGCTGCCGAACAAGCCATGAAGCTTACGGGCATGAAGAGGGAAGTGCACCAGTGTATGTTTGAAGCACTGTTCACCTTCCGTTCTTTCCTCAAGATCGGTTACAACCCGCCTGGTGATGATGCCGTATCACCATATGTTGCTTCTGACGACTTGCAAGAAGATTTTCCATATGTCCAATGGGTATCTGCAAAGAATATCATTGTTGACCCACTATGCCCTCCGCACAATTTCTCCGCAGCACAATATGTCATCGAAAAGATGCTCGTTCCTTTAGAGTTTGTTCGCAAAGACCCCCGTTTTGACAAGTTCAAAAACCAGTTTAAGCCCCTGTCAAAAAACCAAAGTGAAGAGTTCAACGAGTCATTGTTTGGTGGTGACGACCAATTTGAAGATGACAAGCATATTGCCACATCGAAAAATATCCATCAGATGGTATGCCTGTATGAGATACATGACCGGACACACCGCAAGCGAATTGTCTTTGCCAATGACATCGAACAGCCCGTTGAAGATGTGCCACACCCTCTGCTTCGTCATGATCCAGTAACAGATACCGATCCTATGACGGGTAAAGAGGTCACCATAGCAGCAAAGCCGACAAACTCTTTCTTGGTGTCTGGTGGATTCCCTTACTACACATTGGCATATGACCTGTCAGACAGTTTTTGGGGTGAGCCGATGATGGCTTATGAGGAAAGTGTCGAGCAGATCATCATCGATTCCCTGTCGCGCAGACAAGACTTGTTAAAACGCTTCAAGCGTGTCGTCTTGGGAAGAAAAGCGGAACGTGAGCAAGACCCCAATTTACCAGAAAATCTCAACAATGCTGACGATGCCGGTGTCTTGTGGGTGAATGATCCGACAAGTGCATTGGTGCCTTTGGACTTTGGCACTGCCCCTGCCGATCAGATCGGTTTGGAACGTGATGCCTCGCGCTATGAAGCAGAGATCATACAGGTAGAACCTGGCAGTGCCGACTCTGCAACAGAAGCAGCAGTGCGCGCATCAGCAACAGAGGTAAACAGGGAATGGATGCAAGTGCCAGTGGCAAATGCATACCGTTGGGGCATTACCAATATGTTCAACATGTTTTCAGATGCGCGATTTTTGCCAAAAGACTTTTATGTGTCTGTAAACCGTGATGGTGAGCCGAGAATGGCATCCGTGATGGAATCGTGGTGGTTCCAAGGTCGTTGGGATGTAGAAATAGACCCTGGCTCTATGTTGGTGTTAAATGAAGAGCTTGAGCGCAACGATACTTTGGCATTGTATGACCGGCTGATCGCGATGCCCTTTCCTACAAACCGCAAAGAAGTGGTCAAACTGTTGGGATCGGCATTTAGGAAGGTCAACTTCCAGAAATTGTTGCAACCAGAGATCAATCCAGATGCAAGTGGATTGGCGCAGATGGAGAACACGGCATATCTGGTTAGAGGTGGTGAGATACCTCCACAGAGTGGGCAAGATCACCAAACGCATATGCAAATCCATAACCAGATACAACAGGTGCCGGAGTTCCAGCAGATGTTGCCACAACAGCAACAACAGGTCATGCAAATCGTGGAAGCGCACAACCAACAGCATCAGCAGTTGATGGATCAAGAGGGTGGATCGACAGGCAGACAGTCTTTGCCCTCAGAATCATCAAAAGCAACGGATTTGGTGGGAACGGTGAGAAGCAATGCTCAAAATGTTAGCAACGCTATTCAGGCAGATGTTCAAATCAACGCGCAGTAAAGACGCTGTGGCAGAACAACTTACAAGGAACAGTGAAATGAAAGAATTAAGGCGAGGGTATGACGAAAACATTGAACAGTTGTGCAATGAATCAAATGTGTTTCCCGAATCCTTTGGTGGGATACAGGCATATGTCAGCGCATTAGAAGGCAGGGCACAGCCTCAGGATAAGCCAGCAAAAAAAGCTAAGAAGGCAAAGAAGGCAAAGAAAGGGTAGTCATATGGCTGATGAATTAACTGCCTCAATGGGTGGCGTTGAAGATTTAGAAAAACGTCTTGCCCAAAAGTTATTTCAACGAGGAGATGTGCAGGGGCGTATTGCTGGTTTGCTTCCTGAAGAAAAAGAAATTGCAAAAGCGATACAACAATTATTGCTAAATCCTTTGGGAAGTAACAAGCAGGGGGTAGAAGCATTGGCAAACAATGCTGTAGCAGATTTTAATGCTCAGTTGGCAGGAGAAGGAAAAAGAGATTCTATGGTTAACAGGATGCCTCGCGCAGAAGTTGTGTTATCAAAGATATTGGGTATAACTCCCGAAGGACAGGATAGTGTTGCAACAATGGCTACTGAGAGGGATTCTTTGTTGGAATTGTTAAAATCAAAAATTGCAGGGCCGACACAGAGAGATAATTTTTAGTCATGCCCATATACAACTTCAAATGCCCAAATGGTCACCTCAAGCGTGATCAATACTTCTCCCTAAACACCTTACCACAACACCTCAAATGTGCCTGTGGTGCCCGTATGGAGCAAGACTACTCTGAGCACATCGTCGGGTATTCCGATTCGGGATATCCCTACACCGATCCTCAGACGGGCTTGACATATACCAGTGCCAATGACAAGAAGCAAAAACTAAAAGTATTGGGATTGGAAGAGGCTGGATGGAAAGAAAAGGGCATGTCCTTGTCTGAACACCACAAGCACGAAGCATGGAAGCAAGAGAAGGAAGGGGAGAAACTCTTGGGCAACAGTTACTGGATGGATGATAGCACCTCATTTGAAAAACAAGCTGAAGCCATCTTAAAGAAAGATGGTGACAAAATCGTTCAAGAAGCATTAACCAAAGGATAACCTCCAATGGCAGACACAGACTCTGGTCAAGATGTCGCTGATACCGTTGAGGACTCTCCTATTGGCACACAGATGGGTGACGGTCTTTTAGAAGATGTCAGTACCCCTGCTGTGAGTAATAGCGAAGAATCTCCTGACAACGCTCAAGACACAACGGCAAGACCCTCTGACGCAGTAGCAGAACAACAAACCAACAATACGTCAACAGATTTTGACCCATCCGCAGTCGATCTGCAAAGGATCGATCTGGAATCGGTGCCGGAATCTATGCGCGGTCTTGCACAGAACGCACAAAATGCGTTACGGCAGATGCAGAGTGGCTTTACAAAGTCGCAACAAGAGCTTGCTCAAGAGATCAAAGCACTTAAAGAGTCGCAAGCATCTACAAATGTCCAACAGACCGTAGCAGACACCATTAAGCAGTTGAGCAAACCCGATGAGTTTGCTCATCTGACACCCGAACAGCAACAAGCAGTTGATACGGTAAAAAATATCGTATCGGCAGAAACGCAAGAGATAAGAGATCAGATCACTGCGTTTCAGGAGATGCAAAAGTCGGTGCAACAGTTGCAACAGGCACAGCAACTTCAACAGTTGAATGCCCTGCAACAAGAGGTCAATGATGCGCGTGGGCAATATGGCAATGACATAGACAACTACGGCACACAAATCAAAGCACTGATGTCTACAGCAAATCCGCGAACCGGTCAACGCTTCACCGTTAAAGACGCTTATGAACTTGTTAGCGGTAAGCTACACCAGCAGTCGCAGAACTTGCAAGCACAGGCACAGTCTGTTGCTCAAAATGCAAAATCTTCTATTGCAGGAACTGTTCCGATGACAAATGGTGGGATTCCTGAAGGTAATGGATCGATAACGCCAGAAGATGCTTTAGCAGGGTTAAAGGGATTGGGCTTTGAATAAGGATTTGTGCAATGGCAGCGACAAGCACAACAGAAACATGGGATGCTGCGTGGACATTGACCATGCGGGCACACCGAAAGAAGCTTACTGACAATATTTTTGATGAGTATCCCACCCTCGCCTGGTTCCGACAAAGTGGGCGTGTGGTGCTTGAAAATGGTGGCAAAGAGATCAAAGAAGATCTGATGTATGGCACCAACAGTTCGGAATGGTTCGATGGGTATGACACCCTCAACACCGATGCTGTTGATGGCATCACCGCAGCATTCTATCCTCGTCGATACATTGCTACGCCTATCACCATTTCGATGACTGAAGAGACTGAAAACAAGAAGTCGGAAGGTGCCGAAAAACTGCTGGTTGCCAAAACAACGCAGTCGATGAACACTACCCGCGACACCATCAATGCAGCACTCTTCTCTGCACAGACGGGCAAGTCGATCCTCGGCTTTCAGGACTTGATGCCTGACGACCCTACAACGGGAACAGTTGGTGGTATCAATGCAGGAAGTGAAACGTGGTGGAGAAGTCAAAATCAAAGTATCGGTGACTTCGATGCTGCTTCTGCTCCTTCTTATACGGGCTTGAAAGCCCTCGGCACGTTGTATAACAACTGCTCAGAAGGTAACACGCAACCTGACGGTATCGTGATGACTCTGACGACTTTCGGGGAATATGAAAATATCCTCGAAGGCACCGGATATGCACGTACTGAACAACGCGAGGGCAAAGGTCTTGGCACACAGAAGACCAACAACAATCTGATGTACCGCAATGCTCCCGTATGGTACGATCGGGATTGCCCTGCTGCGAATCTTTACTGCTTAAACAGCAAATACATCAAGCTTTCTATTGAACGCTCGTTGAACTTTGCGAAAACACCATTCAAAGAACCTTCCAACCAGTTGGCGAAAGTTGCCTTCATCGTGGTTGGCATCCAATTGACTTCTAACAATCGTCGTCGTCTTGGTTCTGGTGATACGATTAGCTAAAACTTTCGACTCCTTCAGGGGCAAGCCAATGCCCCTGTTGAGTCTGCCCATAGACAAAAAGGAGATGTAACATGGCATGGAATTTTCAAGCAGGTGGAGCAGATAACAACTCCCACATTTCTGGACTCGGTGGGATCAGTGGTGGCAACTCCAAACAAGGCATCTATGATGTCTCGACAACGCAAAACTACCCTCTTGGTCACAAGATGGAGTTTGAAGATGGTCGTTGCTTCCGCTATGCATATTTTTCGACAGCATGTGGTCCTGGCAAGATGGCTGCCCAAGATGTCTCTTTGACAAATGTGGCGAGTATAGACGGTAAGTTTGTTGACTCTGCCGGTGCTGCTAAAGACACATATGCTGTTGGTGACAAAACCATCTATGTTCGCGACTCTACCGTGTTTGCGTCCGACACAGATGTTGTCAACAACTATGCTGGTGGTTATTTCGGCATTACCGATGATCAAGGTGAAGGGCATACGTATCGTATTAAGACAAGCTCCGTTGGTGATCTCAGTGAAACGCAAGGGTTGATAAAGTTTGAACTTTATGACGGTCTTGCTGTTGCTCTCGACTCACAGACATCTTGTGGTATTGTTGGTCATCCATTCAAGAATATGACAATTGCCGTTGCAAATAGCGATAGTCCTGTTCGTGGGCTGACAATGGTAGATGTTGCTGCTGCTGAGTATGCTTGGATTTTGACACGCGGAACAGGATATGCTCTCGTTGACGAATCTGCCGGCACAGTAGCCATCAACAGTATTGCAGTAGTCAGTGATGGTGTCAACGGTGCTTTGACTGTTATGGGTCAAGGAACTGCTGCATCAGAAGAGAACCTTGCTCAGTTGACGACAGAAGGTATTGTTGGTGAGTGGTTGTCTGCTGCTGCTGATACTGAATATGCTCCTGTATGGTTGAGGCTTGAATAGTGATAATCGGGCTGACAAAAGTTCGTAACGAGGCACACATCATAGGGAAGACGCTCGACAACTGGGCGCAATACTGTGATGCGATACACGTATACGATGATGCCAGCACTGATGACACTGTACAGATATGCAAGAAACATCCTGTGGTGGTCGAGGTGGTCACTTCCGATTACCTCGACCCCAACAGGCTAAGAGCAGAGTGGTATAACAGGAATCTTATCTTACAGTCTGCTCTCCGCTTCAAGCCCGATTGGGTGTGCTACTTCGATGGTGACGAATGGTTGTATGACTTCGACAGGGAACCTCTTGCAGACCCTCGTATTGTTCGCATCGACATCCCACTTTTTGATGTACACATCACCCCTGAAGATGTAGACGGTGATCCTGAAGATCGGCAGTGGGTAGATCCGATACCAAGAATGATAGGCTTTTTCTTTCGCGCAGATGCCTCTTGCTCTTTCTCGCGACCCGATCAACGCATTATGAACCATCGTGTTGGTGGTCGCGCAACAACAGGGAGAATAAAGCATTTCGGTAAAGGGTGGAGTGTAGAACAGTGGGAGAAGAAGTGCTCATATTATGCTGAAGAGTTTGGGCATCCTGGGTATATAGACAAATGGAATAGTCGCAGAGGGAAGGCAGTAAAGAGCAATTTTATGAGTGACAACGGTGACCCTCTAATACGATGGGAAGAAACGTGGACAGGTTTGAACAGGCAAAAAGAGAATATGACCGCGATGGTGTAGCACGTATTGCGGGTGTATTCGACTACGAAGACATCTGCCGTATGCGTAGTGAAGCGTATATGTGCTTGCTAAACGCGCATCCTAAACATCCCTATTGCAGTGGTGGTCGCTTGCAAGTATCCCCGCAAGGATCACCTGCTTTGCTGTTTTTTCCTTCGATACAGAACACCTTTTTGAACCTTATAAGGTGCAGTAAAGAGCTTGTCACCATCGTTCACGAGTTTTTGGGGAGTGAGGTCAAGCAACTCAATAACCAGATGTATTACCGAATGCCCAATGACGGTGATGCCTTTGCATACCACCAAGATGTCATGTTTCGTAAGGCGATGACAGACAATTTCGATCCGGCAGATTATTTACAGACGGTGATATGCATCGATCCGATGACACGGGAAAATGGGGGCATATCATTTGTATTGGGTTCTCACAGGTGTACAGATCTTGATTTATGTGACAAGTCACGGTTGCGAACACCAGACGGTCCTCCTGTGATTTTTGACTCACCAGAAGCAGAGAACCCGATGCCGGTAGTGACAATAGAGGCAGAACCTGGTGATGTGTTGGTGTGGAATGCGCTAACCGTTCACGGGTCGGGCAAGAACACTTCGCACATGAGCAGGATGACATACATGAACGGGTTTTGCAAAGCATCTGCCTGTGAGCAGTGGTTGCCATACCCTGACCTCTCCATTGACACGGAGCTTATCCCTTATGAATAGTTAAAGGATGTCAGCGTGAATGATCCGATACTCGTCTTTGTACCTTGGATGAAGGTCAACGAAAAACATATGGAGCACTTCATCGAGTGGTATGCCCTCAATCGCAACAAGCACAATCTGAAGCGTTTGCGGATATACCAACAGGCACTCCACAAGGCACAGGCAAGGGCATTGTTTGTTGCAAGAGAGCAAGGGTGCTCACACATCTTGTTTACAGAAGATGATCAGTGGGGATATCCCATAGACGGTTTGGATGTCTTGCTCGAAGAAGACAAAGATGTTATCGGATTCCAGACATATTACAAAGACTTTCCCTGGCATTCGATGTGTTGTCGTAAAAAATCTGACGATGCCAGTTTGATATCGCTGACAAAGAAGAGCAATCCCGACCTTCTTTTGCCTTTTGAGCGTGGCAATGGTGCAGAAGTGCAAAAAACGGACCTGCTGACCTGGGCATTTACTTTGGTGAAGATAGACGTTTTTGATCGCATGGAAGAGGCTGGATATAATCCCTTCTTGCAGTGGGGGCCACATCCGACAGACTCTTTCTTTTGTGAATATTGCGACATATTAGGCATTGATCGGTGGGTACATTTCGGTGCGACAATAGCACATGGCGACTTAGACCCAAAAGATCGCGACTATGCAAGGCGCATTTATGATGACAAGCATCCCAATGTTTCTAAGGTGCTAATGAAAGACGACTATGGTAATCCATATGGCGAACTTGAATATATTTCTGAGCGCAACGAGTTGGAAAAACACTTTGTAAAGTGGGGTAACAATGAATGTTCTGTTTATGACGCGTGACTTGCGTGAAATTGGTGGTACGCAAACATGGACACAGACATTGGCAAAAGCAGCAATGGACAAAGGACACAACGTATCTGCATGGTCTTTTATGACCGGTTTGGACATGCCATGTCCTACATATACGGAACTGAGCGCAACAGAGTATGATGTTATCATTATAAACCACAACACATGCGTAGGATTTTCTCATTTCAAACGGTTAGAAGGCACACGGGTGTTCACTTCTCACGGTCCACTACACCCATTAGAGCGCACCTGTGGTGGGGCTGACCACTATGTGGGCGTATCAGAAGAAGTTGTCATGGTACAAGCAGAGCAGGGATATCTCGCTGATGTCATCAGACAACCCATAGACCTCGACAAGTTTAAATACACCGACAATCAACGCAATGGCAAGGTATTGATCATGCCAAAACGCACCGATGCGATGAGAACAGCAGCACATGCCTGTCAACGTGCCGGCATCGACTTTGACATTGCTCACTACAGAGAAAACCCTGTCGATGAGATATGGAAGCTGTTACCAGAATATTCATATGTCATCACGGCAGGACGCGGTGTTGTAGAAGCAATGGCTTGTGGTGTGCAGGTATTATCGTATAATGGCGACCATCACAGTGATGGATGGATAACACCAGAAAATGTCGGACATTCTGCACAGAACAACTATTCGGGTCGTGCGACTTCTTTAAACTTAGATGCTGACGGTCTTGCCGATATGCTCAGAAATTGCCCCGACAACGACCAAGAACCTCTTGTTGCATGGGTAAGAGAGCATCACGATGCAAAAAATGTTGTAGACAAATACCTGTCCTATGCGAATGTCGCAAGTGGGCAGAACACACTACACACTATTTACAAGGATACTTCTCATGGCGAAACAAGCGACCAAAAAGAACTCCCAAGAACCTATGGACTTGCCAGTGCCTGACATTTCAGAGGTGTCAGAACCAGTGGTTGATACTCCTAAAATCTCTCTTTCAGATATCCGTGATGCATTGGCACATGCAAGTGATGATGACAAAGCAGCATTTGCTGAAGCGGTGGGCATATCAAAAGTTATTGGTGCCCCAAAAAGGCGAAAAAAACGTGTCACCGAAGAAGAGATCAAGAATATGGCATTGGCAACAGGTGGTGCAGCACATCCTGAAGGTTTTGTGCCCAATCCCCCTGAACATATTACCGAACTGGGTGAGCAAGCCGTACATGCCTGGCAACAGCAGTGGTTAGACGGCAACGTGAAGAATTGGGATCATGCAAACGAAGCACAAATCGAAGAGATGATTGCTACTGCTCAGATGTAGGGGATAGAATATGCCACCAGAAGGACAATTTTCTCGTAATCCAGAGATATTAGATGCGACAGGTTTTTCTGGTGATGGTTCTTTGCTCTCGTTTGGTGAACTGCTCTTCGTTGGGAGAACAGACACTCCAGCAGACCCACCGTCAGGTCATGCGCTGATGTGGTATGACAAGACAAATAATCGCCTGTGTATCAAACGCACAGACACGGATGGCAACACTTCAACAGATTGTATAAGCCCCATGACAGGTGAAACGTTAAACGGAGACTCGAAAACGGTGCAAGTGACCGATGATGGCAAAATCGCTGTCGATGTCGGCATAGACCTTGATCATCTGATGACACAATTGTTGAAGGTCAACGAGTATTTGGCAGAGTTTAACGATGATGAACTCTCAGACGATGATGTCGAAGAACAATACTAAAAGGACAAAACGATGGCTGTCATAAAAGGTGGAGAAAACGGCAATACTCTGAACGTGTTGGATGATGGCGAAGCGACAGTGCGTTCAATTGAAGAACTTGAAATAGAACATGCTGCTACTCTTGGGCAAGCATACAGTTGGACAAGTGTTCCTTATACCACATCTGCTAACGATACCATGCTGGCAGTGAAGAATACAGATTCTGATAGGACATTGCACATTACAGAATGTTATATCTCTACTGGTTCTGTTGCAAGCGTGTATAAGGTTCACATCGTCAAAACAGCATATACCTCTGCTGGAACAGAAGTTGTTGGATTCCCTATGAACACGGAGTTTAGCAAGCTTGCCAAAGCAGAAGCGTATGCTGATGAAACTGGTAACAGTATTACGGTAGCAAATATCATCCGTTACGTGTCTCTTGGTGTTGATGAAAATATCACATTGGACTTGCGAGGTTATGACCTTGTAGACACACATGCAATTGCTGTTGACGTTGTAGAAGCGAGTGTTGTAGAGGGCAGTGTAACGATCACGGGGCATTATGGAGAAGTTGTCTAATGGCAATGCCCGTTGTTATTTCAGGCGATAATGAGGTAAAGGCAAGGGTGACCCCCTCCGGTCAGCTTGTTGTTGCTCCATTAAACTATGATTTGACAAAGTTCAACGAGTTGGCAGAACCCGATACGGCATACAACTTTTACATGCCCAAGCAGGGCAAGCAATTCGTTATCACAGGCTTTTTTGCTCGCGCTGATAAGCAAGTTTCTGCAACGGTAGATGCCACCGTTATTGTCTATGAGGCGACAAGCGTTTCATCGACAACTGTTGATCGCATACTGTTCCAGTTGGCAATGGTGCAAGGGGATATTTTCCCGATGGGGAGCTTGAACATCATTGTCAACAAGGGTGTATATGTCAATGGCAAAACCGATGATGATGATATACACATGAACGTGATGGGATATTATATCGACGATATTGGCGAGGTGTTTGAATGACACTTAATAAAGTGATGACAATGGCATTGCGTAGGGTGGGATTGAATGAAGAAGCATCTGCTTTTTTGAACAATGCCAGAGACTATTTCAATGTCGGACTGCGTGATCTATCAGAACGAAGAGCATGGAAATGGCTTTTCAAGTCGAGCACGTTTACCACTGTTGCTTCTACGCGCAACTACTCATTGGCATCTGATGTGATGCGCCCGTTGTCGTTTATCAACACCACAGACAACCACACGATGGATATGGTAGATGCAAGCGTTGTTGATCGTGCCGATCCAGATGCCGATGAAACGGGCAACCCTCGCGTGGTGTATTTGGCAGGGATAAATGCCACAACAGGATACTGGACTGTTGATGTATATCCGATCCCTGACGACTCTGCAACAACGATAACATACCGATATTTTGCCTTTATCGCTGATAAGACGAGCAGTGACGATGCGACTGACCTTGCTGCGACATTGCCACCTTGGGCGCAGAATGCGCTGATATACTTCATCTCTTCGCAATACAAGGGAGAGCTCGGTGATCTCAATGGTGAGCAGACCGATTATCTGCTGTATGAACGGGCAATACAGAACAGCTTGAAAGTAGACGCAGAAGCAGAGAGTGGTAATACCCCTGACCGTATGGGTAGACCTGGGGAGATATTTGTACGGCAGAACTTTAACTTCAACGTCAACGAAGGGTCTTTGAGCTCTTAAATACTATGCCAATTATCGGATCACCACATGTGCTTGGGCCTTGGGTTGGTGGGTTCAATGCAAGCAAACCTTCTGACGATTTAGACCCACGAGAGATTTATGACGGTGAGAACATGCGCGTCTTGCCCGATGGATCACTGCGTCAGCGACCTGGCTCGACCCCTTACAACTCTTCTGCCATATCTGGTACACCTACTATAGATACGTTTGGGCAACATGCTTTCGATGCAGACACCAAAAGGGTATATGCCTTTGCTGGAACATCTTTCTACGAAGATTCTGCAAGTAACGGTGTCTTTGTTGATCGCACCGGATCAGCAACAATTACAAGTGGTAACAAGTGGTCATTGGCAGATGCTTTTGGCACGATGATAGGGCATAACGGTGTCAGTGGTGACACCATCATCAAGTGGGAAAGTGCGGGTGGCAACCTCGGCACATTAAGTGTCGATGGGCGATTTACATGGGCAAAATATTGGGATTTTTGGGATAACAGGGCATGGGCAGCGAATACGAGTACAGGCACTGAAGATGTTTGGCGATCAGACACCGGAAATATCGAGTCGTGGGGAACGACAAGCTTCTTCCAGACAGGCACGATAAATACGGGTATGCGGTCAATGTCCAATTTCCAAGTGATCCATTCCGAATCGTCTATTACACTGTTGGTGCCTACTGGCAATGCAGTGACTCCCTATCGACAGGTGCCAAAACAGGCAAAGGGAACTGTTAGCAATGCAAGCCTGTTGACGGTAACGATACCGACAATCGGTGAGGTGCAGGTATATGTCCGTGAGGATGGGATATACGCCTTTGATGGGAATACCAGTCGTAAGTTGTCAGAACGTCTTGATGGGTCACGATATTGGGATAGCATAAACACATCTGCGTTGAAAGATTCTTTTGCTATCAACTATCCAAAGCAGAATGAGATATGGTTCTATTTGCCATATGGTGCTGGTCAGACAACGATGAATCATCGCATCGTTTATAACTATCGTTTGGGTTGTTTCTATGTTCCTTGGACGGGAACGACACGCGCATTTGCTGCTACTATCGATGGTGACCCCCACAGTGGTGGCATCAGTGACGGTTTTGTTTATGATGAAGACCCTTCGAACCTTTCTGACAGTGATGGCACCACAGATACGGCAATCGATGGGTGGTTTGAGACATCTTCAGTATCTCCAGAGGGTGAAGATGTGACCCCTCGTTGGCTGTTTTGCCGAACAAGTTTAGATATCAAAGGTTCGTATGACATCGCGTTTACTGCTACGATGACCAGTTCACCCGAAGCAACGGATGTTATCGAACCCAAAGGCACCTTTGATGCGATAGAAACGGGTTTTCAGATCGGTGTCAGTGCAATTGCTGAAGATACATCACAGGTGTTGAACTTGGATCAGAACTTGTCTGGTTATGACCCACATATCCGGCTAAAATATCAAAATGCTGCGGTGGATGAAGAGATGTCTATTCGTAAAGCGACATGTGTATATCGTGCAATAGGACGCACACGTAAGCGTCGAGAAGGGGTGATCTGATGGCTATAACTGACGATATGAGGCGAAAAATCTTACAGGCAAATGCTATCAACCGACCTGTAACAGATTTTAACGATCAAGACTTTACAGACCTTGCAAATCGGCATGGTGGCTTACAAGCTTTTGGTGGGCAGAATAGCAATCCACCACCACCACCACAAGGTCCAACTGGTCAGGCACCACCACCCCCTCCTCCCCCTCCTCCCCCTCCACCAACGCCTGGGCAGTCAGTAACAAATCGTGACTCAGGAACTCAGCGACCTGGTGAGCGTGTTGATGATACACCAGAAGATGAGTTTAATGTCAATGAGAATGTTGAGCGTTTCCCTGGTGACAGCCCTGGGCAACATCCAGATAATACTCTGGGTGGTACCTTTACGCCTGGGCAAGTGGATGCCAACCGCCAACAGTCGATTGAACGGGCAATGCCTTTATTTGAGGCATCTTTCAACTCAAAAGCAGGACAGGCTACTTATAATCCTGCTTTTGATTTTGACAATGACGGGGTGATTGATTTTAAGGACTTTATCGCATTGCAAACTCAGGGTCCACAGTTTTTCCATAATATAAGTGATGCCCCAAATACTGCTGATCCCGATCCAACGGTTGTGCAAGGAGGCACAGGTGGTCTTGGTAATCTCCGTGACCCTGCAAATCCCAACCCCAACCAATCACCACTGGGTGGTGACACTCCTGGTGCTGGTCAACCTGGTGGTGCTGGTCAACCTGGTGCTGGTGGTGCTGGATCACCTTTCGCAACGGGCAATGCAGAATTAGATGGTTTGCTTAATAGGTTGTCGGGGTTCGTGGACAGTATTGAGGGGTTCGATCCTTCAGATCAGTTCAACACAAACCTTTCTGATCCGACAAATCGTTTTGGTGCCAGCGTTACATCCTTTGAGGATATCCTTAAGGGCTTCAATCCTAAAGCAGATCTTAATACCCGATTAAATACTGCTTTTACAGGGTTTGATCCTTCTGACTTGTTTAAGAAAGAGGCAGGTAACACATTTGGCGAGTTTGATCCTTCTGATTTGTTTGGCACAGAAGCAAGCACTTTCTTGCAAAACAACTTCACAGGTGATGACTTTACAACTGCAATTAACGATGCCATTGGCAATCGCAACTTTGACACACTAACGGCTGAAGACTTGCTCGGAAGTGGCAGATTCCAAGATACTATTACCAACCCATTGGCAGATATTGGAGAACGATTGGGCATTGGTGGTGGTACCAATCCTTTTGAAAGCATCACCAACCTTATCGGCAACTCACGTAGTGACTTAAGCATCTCGCAATTGCTTGAGAACATACCTGGGCAACTGCGTGGTCAGATTAGTGGTCTGGAGAGCGATATATTCCAAGGCGAAAACGGTTTAAATGCTATCTCAAGCTTGCTGACTGATCCTACCGGTCTTGGTGGTTTGGGTGGTCAGATTAGTGGCTTGCAAGATGTTTTGGGTGGTGACATTACCAAATTGCAAAACATCTTGCAAGGACCGGATGGGCAAGGTGGTTTGGGTGGAGGCATAACAGATATTCAGAACTTGCTCAGTGGCGAAAATGGACTGAGCAATATCACTGGTGGGTTAGGAGACATCAAAACTGCCTTGGGAGAGGACGGGCCAATCCGTGACATCTTGAACCAGATACAAGGTGGCGTTGGTAACTTTGGTGCCGACATTTCCAGTGCGCTGACCGATAGATTTGGTGCAACGGGTCCGATAGATGCAAATGTCGGCTTTAACTTGCAAGACATCCAAAATGCGATTGGCACACGCAAAAGTGTTGGTGATGTCTTAGCAGATGTTGCTTCTGGCACCAATGGTCAGCAAGATATCAGCTTCCAAAGCAATGTCAGTGATCCAGAGATCTTTGGCACCATCCAAAATCGGCTCAACAGCATCCTTAATGACGATGCTTTTTCTGCAACATCAGAGTTAGAACTCGCAGACTTAGCCAATCAACAGGCACTGGACAAGGATCAGTCGTTAGAAGAGCTCAACAGATTGGGCATCTTGCGTGGTGGTGACACTGCCGGTGTGTTGGGAGACTTGCGAGAGGCACAAAATCGTGAGCGATTGAACTTACAATCGAACCAGCAGTTGCGTAGAGACAATGCGCTGAACCAAGCACTTGGCTTTGGTCAGACGCAGAGTCAGTTCAACCTTGGCAAAGGTGCTCAAGATCTGGATGCACAGGTGCAGGGTGGTCGTCAGACGCTTGATCGTTTGCTTGGTCTTGGTGACTTGGGTGTCCGTGAGACAGAGGCACAGAATCGCTCAGACTTGCTACAGAACCAACTTGAGTTGCAACGCCAACAGTTTAGTGCAGACCGCAAAGATGCGGATCGCAGTTGGTGGGGTGATATTTTTAGCGCAGGACTTGATCTTGCAAGCCTTATTCCTGGTCCACACCAACCATGGGTAGCAGGGGCAAATGCTGCAAGACGCGCAACTTAGGGGAGCAAATATGGCATCATTTTTAGACATACTTGGATCTGCCACGATTGCTGGTGGTGAGAAGGTAAGGGAAAATCGTGAGCGCAAACTTGCCGAAGAAGAGCGCAAGCGCAAGCGTATGGAACAGGATCGTGCAGAATTACAACGATTGATCATGGCAATGCCAGATGGTCCTGCTAAACAACAAGCAGTGAGCAAATTTCTTGAGGGCAATACTGCTTTGATGGGGCAAGGACCAGGCGTAGGCGGTAAAGCACTGTTAGATGCTTTGCCAAAGCCTGGCGTACAATTGCCAAGTCAAGATGGGGGAAAAACAGTAAACCCAATTGCTTTGCCATCACCCTCAGGAGCAACAGGTAATCCGGTCCAGAATATGCCTGACCGCAGAGACCCTAATCGCCCCATTCCTTCTAACATAAAACGCAATTTACCATCAACGGGAAATGGTGACTTGCTGAGTATTATCTCTGGATCAATGGGCACAGTTCAGGGAGATAGTGAAGCAGATCAAGTAGATGCAGAAATATCTGAAGTGCAAGATGTGATTGGTAAATTAGACATCTTGGAACAAGCCCGTAATGAAGGTCGCCTTACTGCTAAAGAGTTTGCTGATCGTAGAGAACAGTTGAACGCAGAAGCTGAGTTGGAGCAACGCGAAAGGGCATTGACACCGTTGGCAGGGTTACCGGATGCACAACCAACAGTCTCTGGTGGGGAACAAACCCCATCATTGCAAGGTGGAAATTTTAAGGGTGGTTTCAGAAGTCATGGGTCAGGGCAATTGTTGGCAGAAGCAAGGCAATTGCTGAAAGAAGATGCCGATATTACCAATCTTGGATCGGTATTGGATGCTATTGCGAACAATCCAGATCTTTCAAATTCAAGCATCGCAAGGCAGTTGAAAACTAAATTTGAGAAGCTCAAAACAGAAGAAGCATTGCAAACTGATTTGCAAACAAAACAGGCAGAGGCAGATATACGAGTAGAGGAAACTGAGCGCAAAGAAAGGATCAAGAAAGAGTTTACGCCTGAACGCAAAGAGGTTGTCTTGTTAAAATCTCAGAACGAGATCGCGCAGGGGGTAGTTGAAAGTCTTAATGATCCGGAAATTGCAGAAAACTTTGGGGCTATAGATGGTCGATGGACAGAGTTTTTGAGTGCTGTATCTGGTGGTAAGCTTGTTTCTGATGAGGTAAATTATCTTGGGTCAACGCTTTACAACCTTGTCGATACCCATTTGCGTGAAAGATCTGGTGCAGCAGTGCCAGAGCCAGAAGTTGAGCGAGTATTAAAACGTGTCTTGGGTGGATTTGCTACAGACCCACAAGCATTAAAGGTACGTCTTAAAGCGTTTATGCGAGTAAATGAAATTCTCATAAATAACTTCAATGGTGGATTAAAATCGTACAAGGATCAAGGGTTATCGGATGAACGAGCGATTCGTGCTGCCACAAATGACTTCATAGAAGAAGCAGATCGTGCTGTAAATCTTGGTGGTTTTACTGAAGATGGTCTTGACGACCTTTCGGATAAGCAAGTTGACAGGCTCATCCAACAGTCAGGGGGATTACCTTAATGGCTGAACTCAGTCGTGCAGAGAAGATAAAACTGTTGCGCGAGCGTGGTGTACGCCACATCTCAAATAATGCGGTTACTGATATTGACAAGATGTCGCGTCAAGAGAAGATCGATCTGCTTCGCAGTCGTGGTGTCACTGCATCGGATGTCCAAGAAGAAGAGGGGGGTATTCTTGACGAGATCACCGATACGGGTGGTGCGCTTGTTAATCGGGCATTGCAGATTGGATTGAACACGGTTGCAAATCCGCGCGTGAAATTCCCTTCGATGGAACAGGTAGAACAGAAAACGGGAGAAACGGCAAGCTCTTTTGCAAACTTCCTCCCTGCACTTGCTTCTATTCCTGGCATGTTAACAGATCGTGAGGGTCGCAAGCAATTGGCAATGGGAGCATTGGAGACTTTCAATGTCAAAGATCGTTTTGAACAAGGTGATATTGCGGGTCTTGCTGCTGATGCTTTTTTGACCAAGGGTGGAATGGGTGCGATGAAAAACGCATTGAAGAAAAGAAAGCGTTTTTCGGGCGATGGTGCAGATGGTATTGATACCGATCTCCTTGAAGACAATCGGATTTCATCAAATGTGATGCAGACTTTGTCAAAAGTGAAAGACAAGGGTGGTCAACTCGTTCAAGCGACAAAGAATGCACCGATAGCATTGATCAATGCTATGAATAAAAAAGCTGGATTGCCTGTAGAAGCAAAAAAACAATTAAGAGAAATAGCCAATAATCCAGCACAGATGGAGAAATTTAATGGTGCAATTGCAGAGAACATCTCTCCAACAGTTGCTGCTGACAAAGCCAGAGAACTTGTCAGAGATAGACGCAGTGCTCAAACAACAGAGTTTGGGCAAGGGCTTGCAAGAATAGACTTGTCGGTAGAAGTGCCTGGTTGGGAAAGTGTTAAGGAGGGCATGAAAGATATTCTTGAAACTTCCGGTGTTGTGGTCAAGAATCGGAAGTCGGAAATTGTAGATACGGGGAGTTTTGAGATTAGGGTGCCCGATGCAGAAACGGTTGAAGTGCCTGGTATGGTTGTAGGGCGCAAGTTGCCAGAAGAAGTCGATGTAGAAAATTTCTCACCATATGTTGCTGGTGATAAAACTGCTGCTGAAGCGATATTGCGAGAAGCAAACAAGCTTAAAAACGGGTCTTTAAGGGATATGCGCCAAGCATTGTTGAACTTGGGGGCATTGCAAAAGAGTAAAGATTTCTTGGATTCAGGTCTTGGTGATATGTTGCTTGCACGAGCAACGGGAAAGATTCGCACTGCAATTGCTGATGCTGCCAAAAAGCACGATTTACCTGAAGCACAGCAGTTGTTGGATCTGAACGAGGGATATCGTGTTGAGACTCGCAAGCTTGATGAAATAACGCGCAGATTCTCCATTCGACCAGACCAAGATCCACAGACAACTGCAAAGAAGATGATCGGTATCTACGAAAGTGGGTTTGAAAAAGAAAATGTTGCGTTATTGGAAAATCTTGACAGGAACAGAGAAGTTATTCCCATCGTATTGGGATATAAGGCAAGAGAAATTTTCCCACCTCAAAGTCAATTTTTATCACACATCCAGTTTCTTGGGGCAGCAGGACTTACCGGAGGAGGCATCTTTGGGTTAAGTGCTGCAATACCTTCAGCAGCATTGGCTTTGCCATTATTGACAGCTTCATCTCCGAGAATTATAGCGCAGGTAACAATGGGAATGCCTCGCGCAAAAGCCAGCAAGGTAATTCAAGGATTGCAGAAAGTGCGGGAAAAAATTCCACCGCACTTGCTCAAAGGTGGAATTACGGTAGGTGCAGCGTTGGAGCGTTTACAAAATCGTGGCTCAGATGTCTTGACAGACCTTTCGACTATTCAGGAGTAGATATGGGCTTAATATCGCAGACATATTCATTTGTATTTGGGGCTGTTCCCACAGCAGCGAATTGGAACAGCAACTGGACAACCGTATTGGGGCTTGTCAATGGCAACCTTGACAGTGCCAATGTAGATAAGACCAGTTCTGATGCGATCATGGTGGTTGATACGGCACAGACACTGACTGCTGCAAAGACGTTCAATGACAATGTAAAAGCGATTTTTGGCACAGGGTCTGATGCGGAGATCTACTACGATGCTACAAACTTGGTCATAGAGCCAAATGCAGTGGGCTCAGGAGTCGTTCAGGTCAACGGTGGCATTACGGTAGGTGCCGACGATACGGGTCACGATGTGATCTTCTACGGTGCGACAAGTGGCAAGAACATGACCTGGGATGAGAGTGCTGATAAGTTGATCGTTACGGGTGACATGGAAGTCACCGGCACACTCACAGCGAGTGGCACATACGCAATGGGTGACGATGACCAACTCCAATTTGGTGCTGGCACAGACTATTGGTTGGTATACAACAACTCAGGAACACAGTTCCAGTTTAGATCAACAAGTGTGGATGGTGGTGGCACAGATGGCACGATCTTCGATGTGCAAGATGGCGTTGATGATGTGCGCTTTGTTGGTGGGATAAGCACAGACAATGCGACAGCCCCCACAACAGGTATTGTAACGGGTGGCAACATCCTTAGCGATACGGATTCTACGGACGATTTAGGCACAACTTCTGTGCGTTGGGCAAACCTTTATGTTGACAGCATTGGTGATACGGGGCAAGCACTGACGGTTACTGCTGGCGCAAACAATGTCAATGTGACTGCTGGAACAGTTGCAATTACAGGTGCTTTGACGGTATCGACAACAACGACCTTTACTGGTGTTACTACGCACGGTGGAAATGTTGTTAGCGATACGGATTCTACGGATGATTTAGGCACAACTTCTGTACGATGGGCAAACTTGTATGTCGATGACATTACTGTTACAACAGGTGTTGTAGCTTCCCAACTTACAGGAACATTGCAAACAGCAGCACAAACGAATGTGACAAGTCTTGGAACGCTAACAAGCCTAACGCTTGGTGGCACTTTAAATGTTGGTGACAACAACATCACTAATGTTGGGCAAATTGACGTGGATAGCATTGTTGGTGATGCTGATGCTGATACTAACATAACTTTTGCTGGCTCTGATGTTATAACGATAACTAACGGGGGAACGCAGAGCATCGGCATTAACGCAAGCGGTCAAGTTGGTCTTGCACAAAACCTGACCATTGGGGCAACGAGTGGGCAAGGGTCGTATGATATTGACGTTAATGGGCTTGACGGTGTGAGTCGATACAGTGATGTAGGTGGCAATAACGTTTCAAAGCTGTATTCGTTTATCACTCGCAACTATGCGAGTGACGCAGAATCAGAAGGTTGGCAGTTGCTTGGTTCACAGGGCGACCCAAGCGAGAATGTTATTTTCGTTGGTGGTGGCAATGCGTCATACAACACAGCAACATCCATTCGTTTTTATACTGCTTCAGGCGTAACAACCAGAACAGGCACAGAGCAGTTTAGGATTCACTCTGACGGTGGTATTTATGCCTACAACTTGCTTGCTGCTGCTGCTTCTACAGACGTAAACATCAACGGATCAAACGAACTGCATTCTGTTACATCGTCAAGGCGATGGAAAGACAATGAGCGTCCATTGTCTGTTGACAGTTCAAAATTGCTCAACCTCAACGTAAAGGATTTTACTTGGGCAGAGCATAGTGGTAGTGCAGGGATGGATGATTTTGGTCTTATCGCTGAAGAAGTGGCAAGAGAAATACCAGAGCTTGCAAACCTCAAAGAGGGTCTGCCATACTCAGTGAGAAATGCACAACTAACAATCCTTCTCTTGGATTTAGTCCAGAAACAAAATGCGCGTATCAGTTTGCTCGAAAGGGGCGAAGAACAATGAACAGCACGACTATACAATATGATGATGAGGCAAAAGCAGAACTGGATGCTATTGCTACTACCAAAGAGATAACAACAGATGAACTTATACAATCAGAAGCAGACGGAAAGATTGAAGCGATACTAACAAAGAAGTGGGATCATTGGTTTACCCATTTGCCAATCGCAGACAAACGCAGGATTTACGACGCGGAGCATGCATAATGGACAAAGAACAACTCGTAGCAGAGATCGAGCAGTTGCAGGAACAGGCACAGGCACGACTGAACCAACTCGCACAGGGTGATAGTGTGTGGAGCAACCTGCAGGGGCAGATTGGTGCATTGAATCGTGTTGTTGGCTCTATGGAAGATGAGAAGGAAGAAAAAGCACCCGTAAAAAAGGGGTAACAGTATGCCAAGTCTTGGAAATGTAGTATCTGTCGGGCGTTTCGTGATGGGTAAGGTCGGGCTATTTAAATCCGTAAAAGGTGGTGGCTTTGCTACGCTACAGGCAAGCGTAACAGGATTGCTATTGGCACAGGGGTTTGATGGTGCGACTGCTACTCTGTTGGGTGGTGCGGTATCTGCCGGTGTAAATGTCGCGTGGCAGTGGGTGAGGAAGTATGAAGTTGTCGAGAAAGATGTAGGTTGATGTTTTGTCTCGCGATGAGATACTCCAACGTATCCGCAACGCAAAAACAGACATGGAGCGAGAACACTGGCAGGATCAACTGAGCCGGTGGGATGGCTTAGAAAACATCTACCATGCCAAGTATAGCGATCGTGTCCAGAAGTTAAGATACAAGCCAAAGCCCAAGCCCAAAGGAAGGATTGATGCGCGATCACATAAACATGCCGTTATTGACGCCTCAAAAGGGGCATCTGGACTCTCAGGGTCCATCGCACCTGTCGCTTCCGCGTATGCGTGGGCGAAGGGCAACGGCTACATTGACGAAGAGGCAATCATACATCAAGTGGTGTCTGTTATCCCTAATCATGTGTGGGTTATTGTTAGCTTGTTAGGTGTCGGGTGGTGGTTGGTTGCGTATGCAATACGGCTTGCACAAAAACGAGAGCAGGAGTATTAAATGGCTGTTGCTACAGACAATGCACGCTCACTGGCAGGATGGATAATGTCGGGATTATTTGCCATAATTATGGCTATTGGTGGGTGGGCGATAAACACGACCCTGGCAGATATACGCGAGGATATCAAAGAGATCAAGGCAGGAACCATTGCAACACAAGCACAGCTAAACAGCCATCTGATACAGCACCCTGACAAAGATTTGCGTAACAGCATTGCACAACATGAACTGCGCCTTCAACTCTTGGAAAAGGAATAAAACTTTTGGGCGGGTTATTTGCCATGAAATAAACACACCAAATGACCCGTCCTTTTGTCAGTATTGTCAGTGCCTGTTGGGGCAAATCACCTGGACTATGCTCTTGTTGGCGTTTTTTTTCAAAAAAGTTGTATTTTGCCCTTGCGCGATCATGGGGGTTGTAAGTATATTAGTGAACCACTTGCGCGGAAAGACCCAAATCACTATTTTTGAAATGTAAACCGGTTTCAACCCCGATACTTCTTTCCGCGCAAGGTAATGGTATCGGGGTTTTTTTATTGCTTACAGGTGACACGATGGCAACATATAAAAGGCGAAGCAGAAAGGCACGTAGGAAATACGCTCAGTGGCGTAGTGATGCCATGACAACTGCCAAAGCCAAAGAGCCATCAGAGCCAAAACGTATTAAGATTGCTCATAAGCCCAACCGCAAGCGAATCACACATTACCTAGACCCATCCAAAAACTTCAATTATACAAAGACGCTGTGCGGTACAAAGGGCTTTCACGTTACAGAGTATTACGAGCAAGTAAGTTGTAAGCTGTGCATTGATAGGCTAAGTCGCGCCAGATAGAACCCTATACCTGGAAGTCGCGTGACAGGTTACGCTAAAGGGGATTTAGCGTTGATAGTAATGCACCCTGAAACATTGCTGTAGAGATACGGTGATCTCTTTCGGGTGTGGTAAGTGTTTGAGCTTACAAAGTTGTGTCGCGGTGACCGACTATAAACTCGTCACGGGGGATGCTGGTAATGGCGGTAAATCTATTCGGGTTCACTTGTAGGGCAGGGCTTGGGTTGCCATCACAGCTTGTTTGCATAGGGTAGTAAAGCCAGAGCAACGAGTTTCAAAGATGCACGACCTCTAAACAACTACACCAAAAGCGTTGTTTAAGGGGTGTATTGGTTCATACGCCAATAGACCACACAAGATGGTGAGTACACACAAGGTGTTCCCTAAGAGGAAAGGAGAGTAAATGCTGGATAACCAACTGAAGATAAACGATGGTGGCAACGATATGCACGATGCTATGTTTTACATTGGGCAAGCTTGGGCTTTGGGTGAGATACACATAGAAAAAAATCTACGTGAGGATTACAAAAAGGAGCTTGAAAAAGCATTTGATAAGCTGTCAGAGGTGTATGAAGAGGAAATGATTGATATGCAGTATGAGGAGTGATCAATGGCAATCCGAAAAGAGGGCTTAAAATTCCTTATCAAATGTAGCGCAGAAAGCAGATGGGGGCTTGACTTGCCCTGCTGTGTTCACCTGACCCAAAAAGATGGTGAGTTTGTACCATACTGCAACAAATGGGAAAAACACATTCGCCCATTAGTTGTGACCCATTGGAAGCCCATAGACAAAGAGGGCACAGGTTGTCGTGTTTGGCGAAAAGATCACAATGAATCACAACCGAGGATTAACGATGCCAGGTGGAGATAACGTGAGCAATGATGCGAATATGAAAGAGGATGAGCATTATAATCATTTCGGAAGTCTGTTAATCCATTACTACTTTCTTATTGGGAACATGGGCTTACCTGTAGATTCATGCAAGCTTGCCGTTAAATGTGCTTTGCGTGAAATGAGCAGTGTATTTCCAAACCCAAGAGATTTGATAGAACGGGAGCTTTTTGAGATGAGCATGTCCGAGGAAAGGAAGCGGACAAACTTGACAAAACTCAAATCATCAAACAAATCATCAAACAAAGTTCATGTGCTTAGATACGATGGGAAACATACCCTTTGCAATCGCACGATAACAGACAAATGGCATCCGGTGGATGATTTTTGGGATAATGAGGTGTATGAAAAGTGCCTTGTTTGTTCTGGCAAAGCATATCATTTTTAAAGGAGTGGTGTCTGTTGTTGATACGCAGATTTTTTTAGAAAAAATGCATTTTATTGTTGACTACCATTTATTTTGTGCGTATTATTGTTTTGTCATGCAAACGGTAGTTAATCAAATAGGGCACCGGATCAACAGCTACTACTCGTAGCATGACACGATTCGGTGCCTTTTATGTTTTTCATACGGTGACAACCATTGTCACCGAGAAGGAGTGCTAAAAATGACTGACCGGATGAGCAGAGACATCGAATTGCTCAACAAGATCGGGTCTTCAGCAACCATCACCCCTTGTGAGGTATTGGTTGCAGAGAAGATCATCAACCGAGCAGTGGAGAACGGTTGGGTTCCACGGGGCATGGAATACTCGCATACCTTGTTGGAAGTGGCAGATGCCATTGATGCATACCGTAACTGGCATGTGGAAAGAGAGGTTGCGTAATGGCTTATAAAGAGATTGGTGATCTTCACCATGAAGAAGTATGTGACTATGTTGGGCAGTTTGAAAAGTTTATGATGGATGCCCACGACAATGTCAACACGATGAATTTGATGCGTTCAGATATTCGCAGATTGGTTGAAGAACGTGATGCCTTGAAGAAAGAACTTGAGTTTCGCAATGAAGTGACACGCGACCAGTTGCCAAAGATCAAGGCAGAGACTCGCAAGCAACAAGAGATTATCGCTGATGAGGCAATCGCAACATTTATATCTCTACTGCCTCAAGAACAACGCAGAGGTTTGGCAAAGAAGCACGAACAAGCCATCAAATTGGCAGTAGATCATATCGAGCGCAGGAGAGAAGCACGTAGTCGAATCTCTTACGCCAAATATGGTCAGTCGGTGCCGATGCCCGATGGTCAACCAGATATGTGCCCCGATGAAGTAAGGGCAATGTATCAGTGAACAACCTGCAAGCCAATCATGAGTGCTTTCTATTTGATCCCAGGCAATCAAATAACTCTAACAACGGCTTGCAGGAAACTATAGTCGGGCATCTGTGCGATTTTCTTTGGGGAGAGGGATCGCACAACCCACGGGGGAGAGGGTGCCCGACTACAAAACTGTGGGGTGATCGCAATTGCGATTCAGCAGCAAAGGGTAGGTGACTCTTTGAGGGAACTGTTGACCGGGGAGGCACCCCACAAAAAAACAACGGATAATTCAACGTGACGAAAGAAGAAATGAAGCAAGACTTCAAGCGCATGAGCCAGTTGATGCGCCAACCATTAAACCACCCCACAGAAGTAGAGATGTTTCTAATTGCCTATCGGTGGAAGCAACACGGTCACGACTTAGGTGACCTTTCATTTGATGACTCCATGCTGGTATTAATGGCATCGATCATTGCAGAGAAAGAGGTAGGAAAATGAAATTGGATCAACGGTTCGTGACAAATCTTCACGGCAAAGACTTCGTCCTTTTTGAAGGACTCTTGGACTTAGCCCACCAAGAAGGGCTTAAAGAGGTCCACACAGATATCGTGCAATTCCCATCGGCAGAGAATGACATGACATGCATCGTGCAAGCCCGTGTGGCAACAGAGAAGGGTTCATTCTCCGGCATCGGTGATGCGTCACCAACAAGCGTGGGCAATAAGATGATTGCTGTTCATCTGATCCGCATGGCAGAGACTCGTGCAGTGGCAAGAGCATTTCGTTTTGCTACCAACATCGGGATGACTGCGATGGAAGAGTTGGGTGGAGACTCTGCACCAGTGTCCAATGAAAGTCGTGTGGGTGTTTATACCCGGAACGACAATACAAGCCCAAATGTCAAAAACTTGAAAGAAATGAGCGAGAAGCAAGAGAAGATGCTCAAAGGGCTTGCCAATGACAATGCGTTGCCTGAAGAGGCAAAAAACGCGATCAACGAGTTTTTAACGGATGAATATCTCAAGACCAGTGAACGTGCCTCTGCGCTGATTAAACGCGCCTTAGAGGTTAAGGATGGCAAGCAATGAGCGTGATCTATCGGATGAACCCGCAGAGCAATTTCTGCTCATGTCCTGCTCGTGTCCGGTGCAAGCACCTCAAGGCATTGGATGATCGCAAATTGAAGAGCAAGTGGTCAGTGTTCAAGCTGGAAGAGTCGCGTTGGGTTGCTGCGCGTAAAGATGTCGCTTTTGTTGCTACCGACCATATCAGTTTTTGGGATATGATAAATGGAGGTATCAAGTGAACGCATTTACTGAAGAAGTTGTGCAACAACAGTCGGAGATTATCGAGGAGATCACGCAAGTAATCGAGCTTGAAAAGACCATCGATGACTCTGCCATCATGCAAGGCAAATATATTGCCAGTTTGAAAGCCAAAGACGCGCATATCCAATATGGGCAAACGTGGAAGCAGTTTTGTGTTAATCACCTGAATGTGGATTATCGCACTGCTCATAGGCGCGTAAGGGCGTATCGTTGGCATACAGACTATGAGATTGATACGATGCGATTGGGTTATATACCCTACACCATTCTCGATCAGCTTTATGATATTCCAGATGGAGATCTTCAAGTTGCCGAGCAAATCATTGAAGCATTGTTGTCGGGTAATTCCGTATCCGATATCTATGCCCTGTTTGCTCCCCATATAGAACCTCATCAGCAAAAACCTGGTGAGGTTGTTTTTGTGCGTTGTCCGAAATGCACCAACGAGTTTGAGGTCTGAATCTTGACATTCACCGTTACATATACGCCCCATGAGCAATCGCGTATCCATGCTCTGGCAATGGCTTTTCAAGATAACAAAGGGAAGCATCAGGTGTGTAACCAGAAGATCAACCCCCATATGAGCGATATAGATATTCATCAAATGGGGATCTCCGGTGAATCTGCTGTTGCCCTGCTGTTGGGCGTAGACATCGATTCCACGGTGTATGTCGGAGCAGATACGGGTGCCGATCTGATGTGGCAAGGCAAAACGCTTCAGGTAAAAACGGGAAGACCCCTTTACGACTTCAACCTCAAAAATACGGATGCCAACGGATTAGAAGATATCAACGTGTTGTGTTGGTATCACGACCAAGGGGCAGTAGAGGTTGTTGGATACTTAGAACGTGACGAAGCAATCGCAAAGCATCACATAGCAGATTATGGATATGGCAGAAGATTTTCTGTTAAGCATGAACATTTTAAACCGATGGCGAGGTTGATGAGATATGTGGGTCAATAGTCAGTGGGTGAAAATCGTGGTGCCAGGAACACCAGTGCCAAAGGCAAGAGCTCGTGTCGTTGGCAAACGAGCATATACGCCTGAGCGCACGAAACGTCAGGAGAAACGTATTCGGGATCATGCCTTTGTTGCGATGCAAGAGGGTCGCATCAAGAAGATGGCAGGAGTTGTTCGTGTAGATATAGAGATCGTGCAGAAGGGGAGGCGTGGCGACCTTGACAATCACGCAAAAACGTGCTGTGATGCGATGAACAATATGGTCTATACCGATGATGTGGTAATTGATGATCTGCATGTGTGGAGAACAATAGACCCCGATGAGCGCACCATAATAACAGTCAGCGAGGCAATAGATGATTAAACAAGACGCGCATTCAGGATCTACGGCATTAGATGTGATCCGAGAATTAACGCCCATACAACTCAAGCAAGAGGCATTGTGGTGGGCGCATACAGACGGCAACAGGGGAACAACAGTGACATATCTTGGCATGGAGCATGGGCTTTGCATTTGGGAAGCGTCTGATGGCACCAGAATGCGTCTTAAATCAAAGCCGGCTCCGTTGTCAAGAGAAGAAAACGAAAGAATTGAAGAGGCATGCCGGGTGTGGCTACAAAGATCGTGGGAAGAACAGGTATCGCAGTATCGTGAAATGCGAGGGCAAATAGCATGACCACATTTTCGATATATACGATGGATGTGCCTGGTGGCAAGTGTTCTTTGCAGCATGAGGCACCTGAATACGATGACAACTTTCAGCAAGCAATAGATCATTTCATTAGCCAGAATTATAGACTGCGTGTTTACGAAGGAACCGAATTGCTCATGAGGTATGTGAATATCGATCTGGCACCACCAACAGAAAGGGCATCATATGAAAAGCATCGCAAGTTCTGGAAGGGGCAAAACGCTGATGGACCGGCATAAATCAGCGTTGTGGCATAGTGCCAACTACCGGATTGGTCGCTTTACTCGCATGAAACATATCAGTGAGATGCGATTGATTCCGAGTGTCGATGATGTGAAAGAAAAAGAGTCGTTCATGGATCGTGGTCTGTTGCGTGTTGCGGTACGTGCATATGCAAATATCAAGGGCATGGATTACGAAGACGCGCATAGTCACCTCAAATCTGTCGGGAATAAACAAGTCGCTTAAGAGCAGTGGGAGAGGGAAAATGAAAAAAGGATTCCTTATGGAAGAACCTCAACTGAATGTTCGACTGCCACGATTTGTGAAGCTTGAAATTGAACGTGCTGCAAAGCTGAGTGGCTTGTCTCAAGAGGCATGGGTAGAGAATCAGATTCATAATGGATTAGCGGATATGGCTGATGCGCTGTTAGAGGCTAACAAGCTCGCTGATGCAATGTATGCCAAGCTCAAGCGTCAACAGAAATATACGTCAGAGTAATTGGCGCGTCACTGATAGAGGGCATATGGGTATGCTAACATACGGAACAATTTGCAGTGGAATAGAGGCACCAAGTTTGGCATGGGAGTCATTGGGATTTAAACCGCTATGGTTTTCAGAGATAGAGCCATTCCCATCGGCAGTGTTGAAGCACCATTATCCCGATGTGCCAAACGTGGGTGACTTTACGGCACCAGATAGTTGGCAATATATGTTGGACAATCCACCAGATGTATTGTTTGGTGGAACACCTTGTCAGGCATTCAGCGTGGCAGGGCAGAGGCAGTCATTGGATGATGACAGGGGCAACTTGTCGCTGATGTTTACAAAGCTATGGAAGGAATTAAAAGAACGTGGAACAACTTATGCTATTTGGGAAAACGTGCCAGGAGTCCTCAACACCCCTGACAATGCTTTCGGGTGCTTCTTGGCAGGAATGGTGGGAGAAGAACATCCCCTATCAACGGCAGGGGGAAAATGGGCAGACGCAGGTTGTACAACTTCACCCTATGGACAAGTCGCGTGGCGCACTCTCGATGCTCAGTTTTATGGCGTCCCCCAAAGACGGAGGCGTGTCTTTGCAGTTGTCTCAGGTGTTGGAAACTTCAGCCCATCAGAAATATTATTTAAGCCCGACAGCCTGCAAGGGGATACTGAGAAGGGCAAAGAAACGGGGCAAGAAGTTGCCGAAGGAACTGGAATTGTCTTTGACCCACGCAGTCAGGATGGAGAACCGCGCATCTACGGAGATGCGCGGGAAGTAGTTGCCCCATCCTTAAACACTGCTTCTGGTGGGCAACGGCAGACCTGTGTAGCAAGCTACTGGAATGGTGAAAAGGTTTGCAATACGCTGACTTCCAGAAATGCGTCTGGAAGTCAGCGTATGCCCGACAAAGACAATTTTCAATGCGTGATAGAGCCGATACCTATCCACAATAAAGCATTCACGCAAAACACCAGAGATGAGGTGCGATACATTGGTGGTGATGGGCAAACAGCAGGAGCACTGGGTAGCAATGAGGGGATGAATCAGAGAACCTATATTTCATCCCCAATGGTTGTCCGTAGGCTTATCCCTGTAGAATGCGAACGCTTAATGGGTATGAGGGATAATTATACACGCATACCGTGGCGAGGAAAGCCCAAAGAAGATTGCCCCGATGGTCCACGATTCAAAGCCATCGGCAACAGTATTGCAGTGCCATGTTTACGATGGATAGGAGAACGAATATGCCAGCAACGATGACAATGCAAGACATCTATAAGAAAGACATCGAGCGATTGCCTGGGCCAATGGGCAAAGATGCCGAGAGGGAAGCAAGCAAAGCCGATCTTATCACCTGCAACATCCAGTTCGCTATGCAAACAGCATACCGCTTTGCCAATCGCAACAGATTGCCGGTAGATGATTGTGTGCAAGAGGCTAACATGGGCTTGTGTGAGGCAGCGCAACGGTGGAAAAAAGAGAGAGGATACAAGTTTATCACGTATGCCGTATGGTGGGTGATGAACAGCTTAAAGCGGTATAGAGATGATTACAAAGAGATTGTGAGGATACCATACAATCAGATCAACGATGGTGCCTATCACATATACATTTCGTTAGATAAAGAAACAACAGATGATGAGGGCAGTTTTACGCCATCACTCCACAATCGTTTTCCCGATCGAAAGCCGAGCCCTTTACAGCAGGCTATAGAATCTGATCGTGTAAAAAAGTTGGGTGACGTTATGGCACTGTTACCTGAGCGCGATCAAGACATGCTGTTGCTGTATTACGGCTTTGCAGGTGGTGAGCCGTTAACACTGCAAGAGATCGCGCATGTATATGGCTTGAGCCGTGAGCGTGTGAGGCAAATCGTCAGCAAGGCAAAAGGGCAAATGGAAAAGCGATGCCGAAAACTGGCTTAGATAAAGGGGGTAGAGATGGCTATTGAACACAAGAACCTAACATTTAGGAGAAATAAAATGAATGCAAATGTAAATGAGGTAACGATGGCGATGATGAGCGACAGTGACAGGCTGATACGAGTAGAACGTGCGTGTATGGAGCAAGCGACACGCATTGAGGAACTGAGCGAGGAGATTAAAAACATTGTTGATTATCAGGAGACACAGCGCGAAGCCATAGAAAGACTGGAGCATAAGGTTCAGCGCGAAACCATAGAAAGACTGGAGCATAAGCTCTCAAAATACTTTTTGAGAGGTGAGGAATGACTGAGTATATAGTCGTAGGCTTAATGTTGGTAGCGGTAGCGTGTGATGCGTGG